CTATCTATTATCCGAGGCCCAAAGAGATGCAAAAGCAACTCAATGGGAAGTCATATCCATTCCCGCTATTGGTGTCGAACATAACCCATTCAAGCATCCATCTGATAAAAGACGTGAAGGCGATCCGCTATGGCCTGAGTTCAAGGGCGATATTGATTATCTGGAAACTGTGCGTAAATCAGTTGGTGAAAAGGTTTGGTCAGCTCTATACCAGCAATCACCGACGATTGAGGGCGGTAATATAATCAAGGAAGCTTGGCTCAAATACTACTCCAGTCTGCCTTTCGATATATCATCAAAACGAGCAAATGATCTGATTCAAAGCTGGGATCTAACCTTTAAAGAGACTGGAAGCAGCTATGTTGTAGGCATTGTGATAGCGAAGCATGGAGCTGATTTCTACATCATAGACTGCTATCGCAAGAAAGCTGATATCGTTCAAACGATGGAAGCTATCAAGGCAATGACAACGAAGTACCCAGATACCTCGATACTCATAGAGGACAAGGCAAATGGTCCAGCCGTTATCTCTATGTTAAAATCCCAGATATCAAGAGTCATACCCGTTCGACCTGAGTCTGGCAAAGATGAGCGTCTTCATGTTGTAGCGCCATTATTTGAAGCTGGAAATGTTCACTTTCCAAGTTTTGCGCCTTGGATTAAAGAGGTTATCCATGAACTGCAATCGTTTCCAAACGGAGCCAATGATGATATAGTTGACGCGATTAGCCAAGGTCTTCAGCATTGGAATAAACTAACAGGGCTTAGACGCCTTCAAGCTATGGGGCAACTATGAGTTGGGTAGATCGACTGCTATCGAGGAATAAAGAACAAAAAAGTCCAAAACGGGTTGTCATATCTGATGGCTGGGCAAATGTTTTGTCCGGTGTTGGTACTAACCTAGATAAGCAATCATACGCGAGGCCGATGTGGGTTGGACTAGATAAAACAAATGCCGAGGCAATCTTTGCAGCCGATGATATTGGTTCAAAAATTGCTTCGATAGTCCCCGATGATGGAACCAGGGAAGGTATTGACTGGATTATACCAAGCGAGGATTCTGGAGATATAACCAAATATCTCGATGGTGAGTTTGATAGACTTCATGTCTGGAAGCAGATTGCTTGGGCTTGGACATTAGCAAGAGTGTATGGTGGCAGTCTTATTTACCTTTCTGTATCCGATGGAAAAGATGCGTCAGAACCTCTTGATATGAAGAGTGTCGACAGGATAAACTCAATGGTAGTATTTGACCGTTGGCAGTTTCAAGTCGATCAAGCCGATTTAATCACTAACCTCGACGATCCCGATTTCGGGAAACCCGCCTATTATAATTTTCGCATTGGTTCTGGCTCATGGACTGATGCCACCATGCTAAGAATCCACTACTCCCGCGTTCTGCGGTTTGATGGTCAGAAACTGCCAACTCGTCTATACGCTCAAAATGGTTATTGGAATGATTCTATCTATGCAAAGCTTTATAAGTCCATCCGAAACTATTCGACTAGTTATGACTCGGTCGCGACTTTGATGACTGATTTCAATCAGCCAGTTTTCAAAGTTGAGGGACTAGCTGAAGCACTGGCTATGGATCAGGAACAGCTAGTCATGAAAAAAATTGAAACTGTGAACCTTTCTCGTTCGATTGCGCGAGCAGTTATACTCGATAAACAGGATGAGTTTGACACAGTAGGCGCATCAGTTGCTGGCCTAGCCGAACTTTTGCGCATGACGACTGATCGCCTTGTCTCAGGCTCAGGAATACCCCATACCCGTCTGCTCGGTGAATCACCATCGGGTCTTGGGGCAACAGGTCGAAGTGAACTCAATGATTACTATGATATGGTAAAAGCCGCTCAAGAGCAGAACCTGCGTGGACCTCTGGATTATTTGCATCAGCTATTATTTCTGCAAAATGATGCTCCAGACAAGCCTGAAGGCTTCACTTTCGTTTTTAGGGCTCTTTACCAAACTGATGAAGCCACAAAGATATCTACCCGGAAAGTTCAAGCTGATATCGACGCAATCTATATCGAGAAAGGCGTTTACGATCCCAACACAGTAGCGAAGTCTCGCTTTGGAAGTGGCGAGTATAGCTTTGATACAACTATCGAGCATGAGATGCTGGAATCCACCAAGTTCGAGGACTTGGAGGTACGTAACGAGCAGCCAGAGCCACCTGAAACACTTCAACAAGAGGAAGAAACTCTTCTAGCTCGGGGACTAGTAAATGGCGAAGAAGAAATCATCAGTTAAAAAATCCGATATTCAAAAGCGATACGATATCGACTTCGCTCGCATGGAGCGCGAGTCAAAGGAAGCTTATAAGCTTTACTTCCAGCTTTTTATTGATCATATTTTGCCCTATCTGAAAACTCTAGTTCCTGGAACCACACTCGATGCAAGCGAGGCCGACCAGAATAGGCTTCGTCAGCTACTTCAGCAGATAACAGGGGCTATGCAATCGCAGTTTAATCTTGGCAAATTACAAAAAACCACTGCCGAGACATTTCAAAATATCAGGTTAAAGAGCCAGAAGAATTTCGAGAAAACCCTACAGGCTCAGATAACAGTTGCTGCCAATGAAAAAAACCTAAAAGGAGCCATTGAAGCATCAAAGGGTTTAGTATCATCCCTTTCTGCTGGAATGTCCCAAGACCTAGCGGCAATTCAAACAAGATCGGCGAATCAGACTGGATTGGACCTATATGTCCAGCAGGAAGCAGCCGGGGGAACGGCTATCGCCTCTCGTGTCCTTAATGGTGTGTCGGCTGGGGAACGATGGGAAAGCATCGCCAGGGCCGTTTTAGGAACATCCGCCCCCAAGTCTGGGGCAGCAGTCGTTTCTGATTCTCCAAAGAATAGCGAGGCGGCAAAGGCTTTGAATAAGGCCAAGTTTATAGCCCGTAATGCGACCTCAACCGTAATTGGGGAGTATGATAAGAGGCAATCAGCAGAAGCCGGTATTGAAATCTATATGTGGCAGACCGCCGAGGATGAAAGGGTGCGCCCGACGCATAAAAGTTTGAACCAAAAAGTTTTCGCCTGGAACCCTAGCACTAAGGCACCAACGGAGATACAATACGGCAAAAGCTCATATGTTAAAGGCAGGGTGATTCCTCAAGCAAGCGACCCAGCTTATAACAACGGAGCTCCAACCTACCCTGGACAACCTTGGAACTGCCGATGTGTCGCGGTTAACTTGATTCAGGGAATAGACTTTTGAGGTTTAATATGCCACTATCTCTCGGTTATAGCCAAGAAACCATAAGTGAAAACATAGCGGAGCTGATCCGTGAGGGCAGACCTAAAGAACAAGCAGCGGCTATTGCTTATTCCCAGGCTCGCAAAGCAGCTCGAAAGACTCGTAAGGAATATCGAGCCAAGATCATGAAAGGTCTTAGGCCAAGCATGGATGGTGTGTAAAATGCCTATTTATCGCGCTTATAAAATTGTGAATATGTATACGACCAAAGATATCGAAGCGGACGACGAAGGGCAGGCTAGGGCCATTGCTTTGAATGATCTGGGCGCTGTAGATAAGATCGAGTTAGCACCGCCTCCACCAATTGAGCCTCCGCCACCGGACGATGTGCCACAAACTGATATTCCGAATGTAGAATAATTGCGGTTTTGATAATGGTGGAGCAAATAATTCATGAAGCAGATCGTCCGACATGACTATGCAGTCCTAAGCGATGGAAGCTCAAAGCTTCTGCCAAACGGCTTTTTGCCTGTTGAAGCTAACCTTACCCGAACCGGAATTTTTACCTATTTTGATATGGCACCAGATGGGACCGTAAAAATCCAAAGGCAGCTCAGGCATCCCGATGAAGTTTTTGCAGACGATACAATGGCATCACTTCATGGGCTTCCAGCTACCAACGATCATCCACCAGTAAACCTTTTGAACACAGATAACGCTAAGGATTGGATCGTAGGCTGGCAGGCCGATACCCCGATAAGAGTTCAACTCGATGACGTTGCAATAGAAAGCCCTGACTATATCAGGACCAAAATAGTTTTCTTTGATCGTAAGACTATCGACCAGATTCAAACGGGCAAGAAGCGGGAAATAAGCCTTGGCTATACTTGTTTGCTTGATGAAACTCCTGGAGTTTTTAACGGTCAACCTTATGATGCAGTGCAACGGCAAATACGCTATAACCATTTATCCCTAGTCGATAAAGCGCGGGGAGGTTCGGCTTGTAGAATCATCCAAGACTCACAAGCAGAACTCCATGCGCTTTGTGATGGGATATCAAACTTTGAGGAAAAGGCAATGGATCAGCACCAAGTAGTGAACACGGACGCAGAAGAACTTAAAACCCTTCGAGATGCCCACGAGCGCCTGAAAGCCGAGCGTGATGAACTCTCGGAAAAACTCAAGGTCGCTCAATTCCACGACGCTGATTCATTTGTTTCAGCCGTCAAAAGAAGAGTTGGCCTGGAAATCAAGGCACAGCAAATCCTTGGACCAAAAGTGGCTCTAGCTGATTCTACCGAGCGAGAAATCATGGAACAGGTAATCAAGACGATCCGACCTGAGTTGGATCTTTCTGGTCGTTCTGATGAGTATGTAGCTGCGCGGTTTGAGATCGCTTGCGAGGACGCCATGCGACCCTCACAGCCTCGGCGAACCGAGACTGCTATGTCTAAGGCTGTGATAGGTGATAGCGGAGAGGACTCCTGGCAAACAGTCTATGCCAAGTCTCGCGCAAAGATGCAGGAACAGGCACGAAACGCTTACAAAGCTTAATAAACGATAGGAGTACTTCGTATGGCTCAGTTAACTTATGGTTCATCAATGGCAATTGGCGTGGCTGGGATGCTGGCTCAACAGTTTGCTCTCCGGCAAATTGATAGCTGCATGGTGGCAGAGACTAACGGTGTTAGTCCGGCCCAGGTCGTCAAGTGGGATGCGAACGGCAACGTAATCAAGGTATCCGCAGCCGCTGATAAGTCAGCAGGTGTTGTGATCGCTACCTATTACGGATGCGCTTGTACCTGCGGACCAGTAACAGCCGTTTACGCTAAAGGCGATTGTGCGCCAGTTATGCGTTATGGTCGTGTCTATGTTCAAGCTTCTGAGGCAGTGGCTATCGACGATCCAGCTTATTTCGTCATTGCAAGCGGTAAGTTTGGAAAAACCTCGACCGGAAACGTCGATGTTAAAGGCAAATTTGTAACTGCCGGTGCGACCGATGCAATCGTTTGCCTCGAACTTATCTGGGAATAAAATTTAAAATTTGGAGATATAGCTATGTCGGCATTTAGACAATTCGTAAATTTGGACGCAGACCTTTCTTTGTTCCTTTGCTCTGAGATCGAGTATGTAAAGTCTCGAATGATGGACCAAAAGTATCCGGAGTTGCTCGCTCGCCGCCTATTTCCTGTTAGTTATTCATCTAACCCAGCGGCAGCCTATGTCGTGGTTCATAACTACGATCAAGTAGGCTCTGCCAAGATCATTAACTACTATGCAAACGATCTGCCCAACGTGGCATTGTTCCGTTCTGGAACCGATACCCGCAAGATCTACGCTATTGGCGTGGCTTTCGGTTATTCGGTCCAGGATATTCGTGCAGCGCGAGCCGCTGGTGTTGGTCTTGAGCAGCGTTTGGCTAACGTAGCTCGCTATGCTTATCTGCAAAAGGAAAACGATCTGGCTTTGCTTGGCGATGCTAACCTTGGCATTCCTGGTTTCGTTAACAACGCTAACACTAATAGCGTTACTCTAGCCAACGGTGCGGTAGGTGGCTCTAAGCTTTGGTCTACGAAGACGGCGGATGAGATTATTAAGGATATTGCGGACACGATTGCAGCAATCCGAACCGCTTCTAACGGTGTCGAGACGCCTAACACGCTTCTCTTGCCAGAGGCGCAGTATACAAAGATCGCAACGACTCCACGTGCGGCGAGTTCTGATGTAACGATCTTGGAGTTTGTCCTTGCCTCTAACCCTTTCCTGACAGCCGTTATCCCAGTCTATCAACTGAAAGGCGCAGGGGCATCTTCAACTGATGTGATGATTGCTTATGATCGTAACCCCGACAAAGTAACGCTTGAAGTTGCTCAAGACTTTGAAGTCTTGCCAGCTCAAGAGAAAGCTTTGATGTATGAATTTCCTTGTCATGGACGGACCGCTGGCGTGGTGCTTTGGGCTCCGAAGTCCGTGGCACAAGCTAACGGAATCTAAATGTTTGTAGAAAACACTCAAGCTCGTGCTGTCTATTGTGGTGGTATTCTTTTGTATCCTGGAATCAATCGCGTCACTGATGCCCAGAAAGCCGACTTGGAAAAGAATGGTTACTGGGGTGGTCTTGAAGAACTTGTTGAGTATGGGGATATCAAGTTCCATGAAGAAAAGCTTTCGGCTGCTATTGTAGCTAAAACCTACAATATCCAATTGCTCGAATCATGGCTTGATGATGCACCTCGACCGCTTCGCAACGCGATTGATAAGCAGCTTAAGGAAATGAAAAAAGTACCCGAAGGCAGCCAAACAATAACGATTTCTTGAGGTCTTTATGAGCGCTCTCGATGATGTGACTCCGGCTTATGTCGATGTGGTAACGAACTATATGTTTACTGCAAGGACTAGCGACCCGAATGAGTTTACCATCGTTCGAGAGCTTGCTAGTACCTTCATGAACTCGGCTGTTTGGCCTTACGAGAAGTACAAGCTTGGGATCGCTTTGTTAATGGGACACTACTATACGCTGTGGGGCGTTTCAGCAGCCCAAGCAGGATCTTCAGGTGGTGTCGTTCCAGGGGTATCGGCCACTGTTGCTGGGCCTGTTACGAGCGAGACAGTCGGAAACGTCTCTCGAAGTTATGGGCATAGCAGTAGCTCTGCTAGCTCGTCTTCAATTGGCATTCCAACGGATTGGCTTATGCTCACGACATTCGGACAGCAGTGGCTTTTGCTCCTTAAGTCGTTCAAGGCGGTTCCCTCGGTTACGGGGGAACTCTTTTGTTGTCCTCCAGTTAAGCTTCATTGTCCCGCTTATCCTTAAGGAGCTTTTATGCCTAATTGGTCAATTAAAACGACTGAGACAGTCAACGGACAACCGGTAGTTCGTAACTACGATGTTTGGGCTTTGGATTATCCTGTGGCTTTAAATCGTAGTTGGCATCTCGACGGAGTTGCTGTTGAAATTATAAATAAAGACGATGCCAAAGACGTCCATGATATCGGTGCTCGCCATTGGTCATCCCCGAAAGCAGGTAATCCATGAAGTATAAAGTAAGCAAAGTTGACTACGAAGCTGGCGTTTCAGTCTTTTCATCGGAAGTTTTCGAGGGAGAAACTGAGTGGGAGATTCTGCTAAAAGCGCAGGAAAAGTTCGGCTCTATAGCAGCTTGGGAAAAGATACCTGATGCAGAGCCAGTTGCTCCGAAAGCTCCTAAGCCAGCTAAGCCGGAAGCGTGAGGTTTTATGCTGCACTGGATAATACCTTCATGGTGCCAGGAAACCGTTACTATGAAATGGTTTCGGAACTGCCAGTATTTGTCCGGTCGTTGGGAATATGGAACGCTTGAAGAGAAGTCGATAATAGCATCGGTTCAGAACCCAGCATCAAATCTTCGTCAGTTTAATGGTGAGGGAACCCAGGATATTGAAAACTTGGTTCTATTTACCAATGAGGATACGATTCAGCTCATACAGGCTGGAAGTCAGGACAGTGTATTCTTTGAGATCAAAGGCAAGCTTTGGTTCATGACAGCATGGGAACGATGGAATTACCTTATGCCTCACTATCGGGTAACGCTGATTGGGCAGAATATGTTGCCATTCCCACCATCGAATGTTCCGAACTATATTGATGCTCAGTACCTGACAGATGAGATGTATAATATCTTAACAGATACGGATCAGAATAAACTGGTAAGAGGCTGGTAATGGGAGTCAAGCGGACAAAAAACAAAGCAAATGAAGCGTTCATAAAGACGCTTATTGCTCGTCCGTTTGAAATTCAAGTAGGTATCATGAGCGATCCCAAAGGAACGCCCGTAAAATCTACCGACAAAAAAAAATCCTCGCATTCCGAACGCGGAGTGCATCGTAGGCCACGTGGTAGAAATGCCAGAACCCCGACCGTGGCAGAGGTTGGGAGTTATCATGAGTTTGGCACTCGAAAGATCCCGAAAAGGTCATTTCTCATCTCCACGTATAAGCGGAAAAGACGAGAATGGACCGAGGCGTTTATCAAGTTAGTTCAAACTTCTGTAGACGAGCAGACTTATCGGAAAGCCCTCTTGCAGTATGGCGCTCTCATGCAAAGAGATGTGCGTCTAACCTTTACCAACAATAATTGGAAGCCCTTAAAACATCGCTCCGGAACACCATTGGTAGACACAGGGCAACTGAGGCGGTCTATCGGCTATAGTGTGAGGGAGATTAAATGAAAATATGGGCAGAAATTCAATACTCAGTACGGCAAGGCGTTTTACTCGCAGGGTCAAATACAGAGGTAATCTATTGGTATCCTGATGCGCCTCGCCCAAAGTTACCTTACACTGCCATAGAGTTTTTATCCTGGGGACCAGTTATAAATGATTGGTTTACAATGGAAACCGATCCAGGCTCGCTGACTTCCGGCACATACAGACAGTATGGGTTTCGGGAGTTGAATGTTAGACTGCATTGGTTCGGAAGCGAAGCTTATATTGAAGGTGCTCGCTGCGCTTCTGGTTTCGAGAAACTAACTATACGCGAAGCAATGAGCCTCAATAACTCCATTTCGATCTTAAGAACGGGTGAAGTTGTCCTAAGCTCTGAGATCGTAGAAAATAGTTATGAACCAAGGGCAGAGATGGAGATGGTTCTAGCCGTTGCTTTACAGGATGGCAGCGACATAGATGGTGTTGGTTACTTCGATGACGTGACACCGATTTTATGGGTAAACAAACCATGATGGGAGTTAGGCATGGTCCAGATAGTGGATATCGTAGACGTAGAAGTGAAAGTAAGCACGAGTGCCATTTCCAGGCAGGGCTTCAATAGCCTTTTGATTTTGGGCAAGGCCACCAGTTTCAATGCTGGATGGACAACTGCTGGAACCTATCAGGTTAAAGAGTACACAAGCCTGACTCAAGCCTTATCTGATACAGATATCATTACAGCTTCACCTGTTCAAAAAATGCTCACGGCTGCTTTTGCCCAAAACCCGCGCGTTCCAAAAGTTTATGTAGCCAATGCTACTGGCGGTAACGTGAATGCTCCGGCAACGGATCTAACTCAGATTGCGCTTTTGAATAACGCATGGTTCGGTCTAACTATGGAAAACGATAGCGTTGCTGCTATCGACAATGCGATGCCTTGGGTGGCCGCTAACAAGAAATATGGATTTTTCCGATTGGCATCCAAAAGTTCCTTTCCATCCGCGACAAGCAACTGGTCCTCAGTGTGGTATAGCTCGACTAGCCCATTGGACTATATCGACGTTGCAGCCGCTTCAGCTATTCTGGCTAGAACTCCTGGTTCCTATACAGCAGCTTTCAAAGAGCTTGAAGGCGTTCAGGCTACGACCGGCCTTGCTGTTGCCGATGAAACAACTTTCAGAAGCAAAGGCGTTAACTGGTATCCAGAAGTTGGTGGTCGCAAGATTACTTACAACGGGACCGTTTATAACGGAGCAACCAGCGGATTTATTGACACCTATATTGGTGCCCTCTATCTCGAAGCTAGGATGGAGGAAGATGTTTACGCCACCCTCATTGCTGCTGAAAAGGTTCCATATACAGACGATGGTATCAACATCATTGTCAATGCAGTTTATGGCCGTTTAGGACAAAGCGTTGCCGAGGGGTACTTGGCAAACGATCCAGCTCCAGTTGTTAGTGCTCCGAAGGCTCGCGATGTTCCGGCAACTGATAAGGCAGCTCGCTTGCTTCAGAATGTCGAGTTTATCGCCTATACAGCAGGCGCTATTCAGCGTGTTTTGATCAAGGGAACAGTAGTCGTCTAATCATGAAAGGTGGAACATATGCTTTGGACATTCGACCCTAAACAGCTATCTGTGATCGTTGGCCCGTACATAATCAAAGGTTTCTCCGAGACGATGATTTCCATTTCTCGGGCAACCGATGCTTTTACTATGGTGGTTGGTGCTGATGGTGAAGCTACTCGCGTTAAGAGTAACGATAACTCGGCAACGATCACGCTTACTCTTCAGCAGGGAAGCCCATCAAACGATGACCTTTCCAAGATCGCTACAGCCGACCGTCTTGGATCGGTTGGGATCTTTCCCCTGCTAATTAAAGATAACCTTGGCAATACGGTAATGTCCGCTCCAACGGCGTTTATTGCAAAGATTCCAGATATTGTCTTTGCCAAGACACATCAGGATAGGGCATGGTCCATTATGACAGATAACATCGAGATTTTCCTCGGTGGTCAGACACAGTCTGGCGCTAACTATAGTCCTTAAGGGTAATACGTGAATCAATTGCACACAAAAGAAATAGAAGGTCGTGAAGTATCGTTCGGAAAAATCAATGCAGTCGATGGATGGCGCATCATCCATCGTCTGGCAAAGGTTTCTGGACCTATGATCGACAGCCTAGCCAAAGGTGAACTTGGCAGCGGCATAGCTAAGGTTATGGCAACGACGAGCGAGGATGAGCTGCTAACTCTCATTCGATCCCTGACTTCTGACGTTCTAGTCGATGGCAAGAAGTGGTCGAATGATAATCTAGCTGACTATGGCTTTACCGTTTTAGTCATTACCGAGGCCGTGCGGTATAATTTTGGGGGTTTTTTTTCTCCGCTAATGCGGGGACTCCAAAACGCTTCAGCAAAAGTAGGTCAATAAATGGCGCGAGTAAGTACAATATAACCGAAAGCAAAGTTGACTTGTTTTTGTGGAGGCCAGTGATAGCTGGCCTTTGTCGTTTTACCGAACTGTATCAAATGAGCGTAGACGATCTTCTGGACATGCACGAAATTTTAGACATGCAGGACCATATGGCAGAGATTGACCGAATGGAAGCGGAGGCGGCGCGTGGCAAAAGACCTTGAGAATCTAGTTTTTACGATAAATATCGAGGGTGGCCAGCAGGCTCGCGCCATGCTGGAAAAGATTGCAGACTCATTTGATAAGGTAGGCGACGAGGCTGATAAAGCAGATAAGAAAACTGGGCAGGTTTCGGCGTCTCTACTTTCCTTTGCTTCTTTTGCAGGAAACCTTGCTGCCAATGCTGTTTCATTCCTGACTAGGGAGTTAACCCAGCTAGGCATTGCTTTCGCCAGGGACGTCATCGCCGAGGCCGCCGAAGGAGAGCAAAGCATCGTTGCTCTTGAGGCTGCAATTCGTAACGCTGGCCTTGAAGTAACCACGACCAAGAAAGCTCTCGATAGTCTAACTGACTCACTCGTCAAAACCACGACCTTTACCGATGACGAGATCATGGCAGCCGAAACATTGGCACTCCGTCTCGGATGGACGACCGATGAGATATCGAAGTATTTCCAGACAGCGGCTGATCTAGCAGTGAGTAAGGGTGCTAGCCTGAGCGATAGCGTCCTGGCTCTCAATAAGTCGCTCTCTGGCAATGCTGGAGCCCTCCAAAGGATCTTGCCCGATCTTAAGGACTTCAGCGAAGCAGAGCTTAAGGCTGGGGCAGCGATTGATTATGTCAATAAGACTTTCGGCGGAGCTTCGGCAGCAGCTCTTAATACCTATTCAGGCCAAGTTCTACAGCTATCGAAAGCCTGGGACGATCTTAAGGAAGCTTTGGGAGCCCCGATCATAAGGGAATTGCGACCCTTCATCGAGAGCATAACGGCGAGCATGAGGGAGTTCGTCGATACCGATCAGTTTAAAAAGTTTGCTGATGATATTGGGTACAATATCGGAGTAGCTGCCGCTTGGATCGAAGAGTTCATTCTATTCTTGCAAGGCAAGCCGAATGCTTTGACTGGCTTATTTGAGCTGGATCGAGGTGGAACTTTATTTGATAGATTCGCTGAAATGATCCGCTTTTCCCTGAGTCAGATCACGGAAATTGTCCTTTCATGGGTATCTGATCCTAAAACATCGACTCTCTTTGGCCAGCTTGGCTTGAAACTAGGTTATGCGGTTGGAGCCGGTATCCTTGAAGGTACTTATAACGCCGTCTTGGGTAATAGCCTAAAGACGATTGGAGCCTCGGCTGAGTATGTTTTCTCTAGTCTTTCAGGGGGACCCATGTCGGTGAGCTGGCCTGAATACGCAAAATCCAGAGGCGTCCCAGATTACCAGAATTACGTTGCTCCATCATCAGGGGCATCGACGACTATCAATCAGAATATCCAGGTTCATAGTGTTACAAATGGAGATGATTTAGTCAGACAACTAAATACCGCTGCCTCAGCGATGAAGCCATTGGAGTAAAGCGTGAAACCTTCATCAATTACCAATATCGTAGCCGGTGGCGTAGGCGCAGTCATTAAAGATATCTTTACCAAGGCAAGCTTTACCCTGACACCTCTAAAATATAGTTCTACCAAGGGCTCTCTCGAAGAGGAAAAGGGTCCAGTGTTCGCTATGGATGCCCTGGTTCAAGAGTCCGAGCAGCGAGCTATATCAGTCACTAACTATCCAATCGAAGGTGGCGGCGAGTTTGCAGAACATGCTCAACAGCTAGCCTTTACCCTAAACGTATCTGGAATTGTTTCCGATGCGTCACTATCCTATGTCGAGACGCTTTCCCTTGGCGGCTTAGGCGGGACAGCTTTGGGACAGATGGCTGGGCTTGAGAGTAAAACTCAGAAGACCTATGACCTTCTCACTAAATGGGCTGAGACAGGGCAACCACTTCTCGTCAGGACCAAATTCAAAAGGCAGGGTTATTATAAACAAACAAAGTCTGGAACTAATCCTGTTCCCTTTGTCATCGAAAGTTTTAGCCATACTCGAAATAAGGAAACTGGTGGAGCTATCTCGATCAGTATGAGTCTTCGTGAAGTAAGGATGGTTAAGCTTAAGAGCAGCGGCGGATTTAGCCTTCCTTTCATTGGTCAGATTAAGCCTAGCGCCGATGCGAAAAGTCCATCGGGGCCGGTAGTAAATGAAAAATCGGGAACTGCGGCTGCTAACAATAGCTCATCTGTGACATCGGGTTATGCTTCGCAAAAGTCTTACTTGGAGAGGGTTAGAAAATGAGCTTAGCATCAATCGTTATACCGATAAACGAGTCACCTTATTATACAGTTCCATTCTCGCCTGATGGTGAAAACTATTCTTTGCGATTCAGGTGGAATAAGCGAATTGATGTTTGGCATGTGGATATCATTGGGTCTGATGAGCAGATTATCTTAGCCGGTCTGCCTTGTCTCTTAGGGGTTCCAGGCTTAAAATATAGGTTCATGATCCCTAACTTTATGCAGCTAGGCGATATATACATTTTTGATGTAAAGAATGAAAATAGAGATCCAGACTATTTAACTTTTGGCGATTCGGTTGGACCATTTTATCTGAGCATAAGCGATGTACTATAACCGAACCTATAAATTAACTTTGACTCCATCAACTGGAGCACCGATTGTTTGGGAACAGACAGACGGTGAGATTGGTATCGCTATAGAGTTTAAGATTGAAAAGACATCTACTAAAGAACCCAATTCATGCAGCTTAAAGATAATGAACCCGTCCAGAAATACGGTGAATAGTATTCAAAAGGGCGGGCAAATCATGCTGGAAGCGGGTTATGGAGCAGATAAAGGAATTGTTTTCGCTGGCGGTATTGATCATAGTTCCTACGAGAGATCAGGGGCAGATAGCTCGGTGACTATAACGCTCAATGGCAGGATAGGAACTAAGAACCCTAAGAATGATATTATTTCTCTTAAGACTCCTAAGAAGCAAAACATTCTCAACGTCCTGAGAAAAATAACTTCACAGATGATATCTGAATGTCCAGGTTTAACTCTTGCCCAGCCTATCGCGGTTGGGAAGCCAACGGTTATTTACGACTTTGCTATGAATCAACAGAAAGATATGTGGCTTCTACTGGATGACTACTGCAAAGATGCCGATGCTTTCTATACTATCGACAATGCCGTCCTGCGAATTATCCCAAAAAAGGGTTATAACAGTCAGCAACCAGTAGTGGTAAGCGCTGAAACTGGTATGATAGGATATGCCAAAAATGTTGTAGAAATCGGCGACGATAAGAAGCCCAGAAATGGTGTGGATATCGAAACTGTTTTAAACCCGGCGATGACTATTGGTGGAGCTCTTAAACTAGAGAGCGCCGATATCTCGCAAAATAAGCTTTACCGTATAGAGCATATCGAGCACTCTGGGAATAGCCATAGCGGTAGATGGACGACGAAAGTAAAGGCATTTATTCTATGAGTACAAAAACCAATCTAGTTGATGTGCTTCAAGCTACGTTTGACTACAATATAGCAAATATCCATACCGCACTTCCAGGAACAGTCAAAAATTACGATGCCTCAACTGGAACCTGTGAAGTTCAGATTGATATGAAGCGCAAGCTTCGCTCTGGAACCATTTTGGAATATCCGGCAATAACTGGGGTTCCGGTTATTTTCCCATCCGGTCAGAAAGGTGGCTTCACCTGGGAAGTAAGTTCAGGCGATCAAGTTCTACTCGTCTTTAGTGAGCGCAGTCTTGATAAATGGACTGGTGGCGGAAGTTCCGATACCCCGAACTCAGGCAGAAAGTTTGACTTCAATGATGCGATAGCGATTCCTTGTGTTTTCCCAACCACTAAAAGAAAATCAAGTCCAGCTTTGAGGCTACAAAAAACTGGAACTATCATTTCTGGAAAAAAGATCTTTATTGGTGACCCAACTGGACCCAAGGTAGTTGGAACAAAGCCAATGAATCCTGACCTTATAGATCTGGTATTGAACCTAGCAAATCTTGTTAAGTCAGGATTATTTGAAGGAACCTTGCTTGCACCTCCAGGAGTAGCTGGCGGTCCTGTATCAGCAGGTCCAATATTAGCGCCTTTGGCCACGGATATATCAGCTATCATTCAGGCTCTAACTCAAATGAAATTGGAGGTTAAATAATGGCTGATATCTATGTTGATGGATCAAACGATATTGTGTTTAAGGGTGGCGACTTAGTTTTTACCTCTGATTATAACTTTGGTGAAACGGTCAAAAGTAGAATAGCCGGTTATTTCCGAACATGGCTTGGCGAGTGGTTCCTTGATGATAAGCTTTCCCCAGTGTGGGGAACTCCTTACTATCAGCGCATACTTGGCGATAGTAAACCATCAGATGAGGAACTCAATACGATCTTTAGGCAGATACTCGATCAAACGGCTGGTGTCCAGACGGTTGATGATTTGAGCTTTCAACGTAGCTCGGATAGGACATTAACAGTGTCATTTGTTGTAACAGTAGACGGTGGACAAGCAATTTCTGATATCGTCGAAGTATCATTAGGGGGTGTTTAATGGCTGGACTAACCGCTGCTGGTTTTGTTCCTGCGACAGTGGAAGAAATCAGGGTAGCAATATCAAATGCGATCAAGGCAAGGTTCGGTCAAAATATTGATACAACACCCTCTAGCCGCGTCGGTCAATTTATAGATGTTATCGCCTTTGAGTTGGAAAGCCTTTGGCTAGGACTCCAGGCAGTCTACGATAGCCAATATCCGCTTACCGCCTATGGTACAAGCCTTGATAATATCGGAAGCATAACGAATACAGTTCGTAATCCAGGCTATCGCGGCTCTGTTAATGTTTACTTTGGTGGTGTCATTGGAAAGGCAATTCCAGCTTCAACATCCATTGCTACCCAGGCTGGCTTTGAGCTAGCAACCTTGGAGGCAAGAACGATATTAGCGAATAGATCTTTGCTCTATATTGATGAGATTCCAGATGGCGGCTTTCTAAATGTCCAGCTTATTACAAATGGCGTGTATGGCCGTACCTTCGGTATTTCTCCAGGATCGACAGAGTTAGAGATAAAGCAATCTATCTTTGACTTCTCACATGAGCCTTACAAAGTTAATGCTATAGAGACTGATTTTGTGTCGATTCCTCCCGTGATCAAAATTACTACAAACGTCAATACTGGTTTTGGCGTTGGTAATATCTTGCGACTTGTAGTCGTAAATACGACTGAGAACACGGCCACATGGTTTAATGCAGTTGATTTAACTGTTACAGCTATTTCTGGAACTCTTATAACCTGCAACTGGAATGGAAGCACCGGCGGTGGCGCTCCGCCACGCTTCCCTGATTTTGATAGCCTCAAGACCTGTCTTTATAAAAACGTAGGTTCCCAGCGAACCTTTACGGATCTGAATGATATCGAAGTCATTGGTGTTGCAGCTTCTACTGGCGGTATTTGGATTAAAACCATATCGACAAAAGTCCCTGCCAATGAATATTCGTTTGAGACAAGGACTGATATAAGCTTCGACTCTAAATTCAAGCTTGGCACATCGGATATCGACAGCACTTGGTATAATAGCATCGACCCATACGTCGTTTCAGAAGGTCGTGAAGTTGGTGCGTCAAGCTTTCCTCCCCATACAGTAACTGATCTTTTGAGTGTCATTCAAGATGTTCCAGTAGTCATTAACCTAAGTCCTGGAACTGCGGCGACCGCTAGAGAAACCGATGCCGAATATCGTCTACGTCTCATGGGCGATTTAACTAAGTCCGGCGCTTCAACTATCACGGGAATTGTCGAAGAGCTTAAGAAGCTGGAAGGCGTTACCTATGTTGGTATCATTGAAAATCCTACTGGTGGAGCAGTTAGTGGTCGCCCGGCTCACTCATATGAAGTTTATGTTGAGGGCGGTTTAAATAATGAAATTGCCCAAAAAATATATGACCTGCATCCTCCAGGAATACAGATCGTCTCGACTGCTACTGGTCCTGCTATCAGGACTGGATCGTATATTGATGTTAACGGACAGCCTGCCACCCTTCAATTTAGCAGCGTGACTGGCCTAGCTCTCTATGTAGAGGTTAAGATCAAAAAGAGCGCAGCTTACCCAGTCAATGGCGATAGCCTTATCAAGACTCAGGTGCAGAACACTATTAACGCTCTCGGCATTGGTGAAGTCTTTTACACTCATACGCTTTATGGGCCAGTAAATACGGTTCCTGGAATAACATCTCTGACGATTCTCTCTAAGAAATTTTCGACTGCTGGTGCTCCGCAGGAAAATGCCGTTATTACACCTACTGCAACTGAGCGCTGTACTATTGATCCAGCTAACATCATCATCACCGTTGTCCCATGAGGTAAGTTATGCCTAAAGAATTAGTGGTAGACACGCATGATGTAGATAGTCACTTTCTGTTCCAGTATCAGGAAAGTGAAAGATTTAAGGATTGGGTTAAGGCGCATTTGCAGCCAGCTTTCGGAACGGTCGAGGGCCAACTATTTACTCTTTTAATGGATCGAGATGTAGATAGAGCCGTAGGTGTTCAACTTCAGCAGTGGGCTAAATTCTATGGAATCAACTATAGCGGCCTGAGCGATGAACAACTTCGCTCGGCTATCTATGTTGCGGCTGCTACTCAATTTGGAACAGGAAGCATTTACGAGGCTAAAGCATTTTTCAAAAATTACTTTCGAGCTGCTGATGTAAAGATAGAAGAAAATTATCCAGGGAAATTAAAAGTAACTATTTTGGATGGAACGGTTCAACCTATCCTGAGCAAATGGCCGCCGTTACCTCCAGGTCTTGCCGAGGTTACGATACAGTATCAGGCTGCGACAGATATTATCTTTTCGTTTGCTGAGGACAATGATCCTAAAGGCGCTGGCTATGCTCTCTTGGATGAACCATTAACAAGGGAACCATATGTTGATGGAATTAACCGTTATACATTTCCGATAAGCGGGATAACTGGTCCGGCGATTTATTGGGAAGCTAGCTTTATTGATAACTTCCTGAATATTTCACTTGTTTTTCAAGAGAAAAGTAACCCATCTGGCATCAAAACATGGATAGAAAACCAGTTAAAGCAATCCCCTGCTGATGAGGCAGAGCATAAAGGCTTCATATCCTTTAATGATCAGTCTGGAAAAGAATGGGGAATCTTTACTTCCGCTTCTGGGCAGATTGCTAGTGATTTAGTCACTAACACCAGCGATCTAGTTCGCGTCAAGTGTGTAGTTAACAATCAAAATCTGGTATACTTGCGTGTAAATGGCATGAGCGAAAACTGGGTCGAAGCCTATCAAAGCGGACTACCAACATATGATGCTAGTGAAGCTACTACATTCTATGCCAAGAACCCATTGGGTCATATATGTTTAGGATATGTGAAAGATGCCGATCTAGGAAAAACTTTGAAACTTAAACCGGGTGTAGGCGGTCGATACACTCTCTTAGCGTAACGAGGATAAAATGCCAGCAAATAAACCAGCAAGCGGTAATACGGACATTATCAAGTGGGCATTTGATGCCTCGGCACTTAAGCGAGATCCTTCAAACAAAGAGCAGCTATTTGGTTGGACAACTTCAAATGGCACAGTTTCTGGAACTCCCGAAAAGCCGATTCTCCAGTATGAGAACGGCTGGCGTTACCATGTTTACACATGGGTCGAATACTTGGTTGCTAAGACCGATGAGCAGACACCAACTCAGGCTGGGAAAAATAACTTATTCCTAAGCACAGATGGAGCGACTCCATCATGGCAATCGGTTTATCCAACGATAGGGGCAGCCGATGTTACTGGTAAGAAGGTTCTACTTGCTAGTACGGCTTCGACTGATCCAACTAAGCTTCAGGTGTCATGGGGCTATCCTTGGGCAACACCTGGAGCGACGACCGATGGTAACCCATTGGTATTTGCATATAACACGGGCGGCTATTCATGGCAGACGGCCTTTCCAGTCTTAACTGGCAACGCTACGAGGAAACTTGCTGTTAACTCAGGCGCAACGGCTGTCGAATGGGTAACGACCTATGAAGTTCCAACGCCAGCAATAGCTGGGAACATTTTACAATCAAATGGAACTACGGCAGGTGCGTTTGCTTGGACTGCTCCTAGTTTTTCCGGCTCCGTAATTACAAGTGGAACAGTGGCCGCAGCCAGAATGGCTATATATCAAGGTGCTACGGCTGGCATAGCTGGAGTGCAGGGTGCTGTTCCTTCGGCTGCTGCTGGTCAACAAGCTTCCTATTTGACAGGTGGCGGCACTTGGCAAGCGATCCGCCAAGTGACGAGCGGAGGGACGGCTGGGCAATTTCTCCAGACGGATGGGACAAACTATTCTTGGCAAAGCGTGACGATTGATGCCTCGGCGGTGACGACAGGAACGCTTTCGGCTCTTAGACTGCCTTCCTATGTTGGGGCTACCGCAGTGATAGCCGGAACGAAAGGAGCGGTTCCTGCTGCCAATGCTGGTGATGAGAATAAGTTCCTCACTGGTGGTGGGACATGGGTCACTGTTCCCCAATTACCATCACAGACTGCACAGGGTGGAAAATTCCTTACCACTGATGGAACTACGGCATCATGGGCAATAAACTACTCCGTGCCAACACCGGGTGGAGCAGGTTTAACCTTAAAAGCAACTGGCTCTACGGCTGGACAATTTGCATGGCAAACTGCTTATGAGGTTCCAACGCCGAGCGGTTCTGGGCTTATCCTGCAATCTAGCGGAGCTGCCGCCGGTAACTATACTTGGGCAACGCCTAGCTTTACGGCTGATAAAATATCTGGCGGGACTGTCGGCCAGCTCTTGACCTCCGATGGAACTAAGGGAACTTGGTCATCCCTCACGGCTGCACAGGTGCCAGCTCTCGATGCGGCTAAGATCACAACTGGAACCTTCACTGCTAGTCAGATTCCATCTCTTGATGCCTCCAAAATAACCACAGGAACCTTCACTGCTAGTCAGATTCCATCTCTTGATGCCTCCAAGATAACAACGGGGACTATCGCTAACGCTAGGATCGGTTCCTTTACTGGGGCAACATCTGGCGTTGCAAGCTCTACAGGTGGCATTCCAGTTGCTGCTGCTGGTGATCAAGGGAAGTTCCTGCGTGGTGATGCAACATGGCAGGCTTTGCAGGTAGCCGGTATGCTCACCTCGGCAACATCTGGAACGCAGGCTTTGGATTTTTCATCATGGAACACAGTTAGCTGTTTGGCGATAAGCGGAAGCATCACCTTCACATTTACTGGTCTAAGCGGAGGCCGTATTCTTACTATCGTTCTCAAGACTACAAGCGGAACGCAGACCATAACATGGCCTGCTGGCGTTAAATGGGCCGATGGTTTGCCGCTCACTGCTGCAACGGCAACAGCCTCAACTGTTACTCTGGTTGCGTATGGACCAGCGGCGACAGATGTTTACGCTACAACGATCCGTACCTATAGCTGAGGGGATATCAGATGACAACGGCAGGTTTTCTATCGAGTTGGACGACTAATAAGGCCG